GTGGATGAACGCCCTTGATGGAAGCCACGCAGAAGACATCGGCATCAACATCGACACTGCGACAGAATCCGCTGCACCGACCGGACCTGAACTCAGCTACAGATCGTGGAACGCATCTGACTGGGTGCAGTACAAGAAAGAGGCGGCAAAAGAGCTTGCCGATGCTCTGGGGGTAAGCACGAAGACCGCCACGAAGTACATCAACGATGTCAACAGTGTTGCCAAGATGATCTTTGATGATCAGGTGCGGCTCGACTACGATTCGAGCGAAGGGCGCTCTGCGTTTGTCAGCAACACCGAGTACGGCGGCTCCATCGATTTCTCCACGCTTTGCAAGAAGAGGCTGCTCTATACGGGGACGATTCAGGCGATTCAGAATCTGCTTCCGAACACCGCGCTCACTCCTGCGGAATACCTTCAGATTCGTCAGATGATGCTCGATGCCGGTCATGAAGTAACGTGCGGTCTGTGCTATGTCGAAGGGTCCCGTGTCAAGATGGGCGTTTATACGAAGGAATTCATCGAGAAGTACAAGAAGACGAATTCTGAGTATGTGCCGACTATGGCGGAAATGAATACGCCTGACGGGCAGGAGAAACTCCGCAGTGAGCATCCTGAAGTCTACGATGCGTATGTCTACTTCATGAATCACTACGGCACTCTCTCGAAGGGCGAAAAGGCCCTGTTCGCAAGCCAGCAGAAGCCGAAGCTTTATACCCTCCGCACCGAATATAAGGGAGAGATCAAAAAGAAATTCGGCGGAGCAAAGAACCGCGCTTCCGTAGCAGATAAGAATCTGAACGGCGGTCTCCGTATCCAGTCCTTCTCTGACTTTGAGATCGTCCACATGATCGACATGATGCAGGTCATTATGGATATGTCCGAGGCGGGACTTGCCGGGCAGGCGTATACGAAGGTCCCGGAATTCGCTGACTCGTTTGGTCGCACAGGACTCAAGATCAACTGTTCGCTCATCACAAAGGGCGTTGATGAGAACGGGAAGCTCATCTTCGATGACCGTGAGGGCATGAAGCATGAACGTGCCTTTGAACTGAGAGATAAGTATTCAAAGAATGTCGGCACTGTCCTTGTCGTGTTCAACCAGGAGCAGCTCAGAGCGGCGCTTGCTGATGACCGTATCGACTATGTGCTTCCGTTCCACAAGTCGCAGTGGACTTCAGAACAGTATGATGCCATCGGACTTCCTGAAGGGACCATCGACTTCACGAACTACCAGAACGACTATATCAAGGGCGCGAAGTCGAAAGAAAATGTCATGCCGATGGAGTACTGGGATTTCTCCAAGAGCGGAAGAGAAAACGCAGAGCGATACCTTCAGATTTGTGCGGAGGAAGGCAGAACGCCTAAATTCGCAAGGATCAGGGGCGAGAACCTCCTCATCGATAACGGTGACGGCACATGGTCGCTCCCGGATGGGCCGCTGGGCGATGGCTACTTCAAGCTTCTTATCGACTTCAAGATGTACGACAACAACGGCAAGGGAGCGAGACAGATGCCGGTCCGTCCGAACTTCAGCATGGACGAGATCAGGACCGCCTTGAACGATTACAAGGGCGGACACCGCTCCTTCCCTGTTGCCAACGACATCGTGCAGGAGTTTGTGGATAACTACAAGGAGCAGAACCCAAGAGCTGAGTACTCCACTCGCGACATTGAAGAAGCCGCAGATTCCGAAGACCGTCCCGATGTCATCAGACAGGGATCGGACAAGGACATTCAGTTCAGCACAAGGATTGCCGACAAGAACCTGGATAACAGGCTCCGTGTCAACATGGCGACTTTCTTCAGCGGAGCGGGGACTGTTGATTTCGCTCTGAGGAACATCGTCCGCCATGAGTTTGCGGTGGAGAATGATGCGAAGATCGCTGCCGTGTACCGTGCGAACAACGGCGATAATATCTATGTCGATGATGTGCGTAACGTGAACATCAATCCGCACAAGGGGAAAGTGGAATACTTCCACGCCTCTCCTGTTTGCAAGAGTTATTCCAATGCGAACAACGACATGGGCGAGAAGCCGCTTGATATCGAGACGGCGAGAGCGACCGCTGATGCCATCCGCAATTTGGAGCCGAAGGTCGTAACTGTCGAAAATGTCGCAAGGTACAGAAACTCCGAAGCAGTCAAGATCATCGAGGAGGCCCTTGAAGAGAGCGGATATGATTACGATGTGAAGGTCTACTCCGCTACGGATTTCGGCGGCGCGACCATCAGAAAGAGGATGTTTATCCGGGCGGTCAAGGACGGTGTGCTTCCGAAGGTCGATGTCTCCGAACAGGCACAGAGCTGGTACAGTGTCGTGGAGGACCTGATCCCGGAACTGCCTGAGGCGAAACTTTCCGACTACATGGAAGAGCGGCTCGAACCGAGCGGCATCGACATCGATAATCTCGACCAGCCTGTGTTTGTTCTGGGCGGCGAAAAGAGCGGAAAGCTGACATACGCGACAGCAGACAAGCCTGCCCCTACGCTTCTCGCAAAGAGTACAGAAGCAAAGATCCTCATGCCGGACGGCAGAGTGCTTCGTGCAACTCCGAGAGTCATGGCGAGGATTCAGGGACTTCCTGACGGATTCGACCTTATGGAGAAAGAGCAGGGCATTACTAATGCCTATAAGGTAGTTGGCAACGGTGTTCCGGTCCAACTTACACAGGGTATTGTGGGACCGTTGCTCGAAGAAAACCTGATCAGGCAGAAGTCCGAAGCAACCGGTGTGGACTATTCCCAGCGGGATGTGGATATGTCCGGAACCCTTGACGAGTTTATGGAGAGGATGGACAATCGCTTCCTCGACAGACTTGCGGACCTTGACGGAGAGGAGAACGCACAGCTCCGGCAGGACCTTGAAGATGCATACAGAGCAAACCTTGAATGGACAATCTCCGAAATGCAGAGACGGATGGACTCTGCTGTCGGAGCCGAAAAGAAGAAAGCGAAGAAAAGGCTCGATGCCCTCAGAGCAAGAAAAAACCAGCGCATTGATGAGGTCATAGCTGAATTCCGCGAGAAGCGCTTCCGCGAAAGAGTAAAGCGCAGCGAGAGGAAAGCACAGCAGGAGCTTCTGAGAAGGGCGAGAAGGCTCGCAAAGAAGAAGGGCGATCCGAACTTCCGCGCACAAGTGGATGCCCTTATCGGTGACCTTGACCTCGTTGCTGCCGGTATCCGGTCTGACACCCGGAGCAAGCTGGAAGAGATCAAGCGTCAGGTGGAAGCGCAGTCTGAACTGGATCCTGACTATGCGAAGTATGAAGCGCCGAAGTACGCCGACCTCATCGGCAGGCCTGGGAAGAAACATATTTCGCAGATGAAGATCGAGGACATCGTGCAGCTTACCGAGTCCATCGTTGCCCTTGAACACTCCAAACGGACTGCGGACCGCGAGATCAAAGAAGGCGTGGGACGGACCTTTGGTCATTACGGAAAGGTCGCCGTAGAGCAGCAGTCGAGAATTAAAGGCATCAACTATAAAAACGAGATCGGCGCTCAGTTAGGGAAGTACAAGCTGAATATGCTGAACCCGGTTAGGGCATTCTCGTTGATTGATGGCTATCAGAGGGACGGCGTATTCACCTACTTCGGAAAACAGCTCAACGATGGGCAGACGAAAGCCGCGCAGTTCCGCATGGAAGTTGAGAAGATGTTCCAGGACATCGACAATAATCCGAAGCTGGTGAACGACTTCGCAAAGCAGAACATCGAGATCGACACGCTGGAAGGGAAGAAGAAGATCTCCAAAGGCATGAGGATCGCTTTATATCTGCACCTTCAGAACGCCGATAACGTAAAGCACATTGCTTTTGGCGGCATCACGATTCCGAATGAGAGGCTCTACTCTCGCGGAAAGTATGCGGAGGCTTACGCCGCCGGAGAGACGGTACACCTTTCCGAGTGGATTTCGGGAGCGAAGGGCGAGTCGGTCTTCAGCAAAATCAACCGGAAGAACGATGCGGCTGCCGCTGCGGCTATCCGAAAGATCACCGACCAGATGACACCGGAGGAGCTGGAGTACGCGAAGATCGCTGAGAAGTTCTTCAACGAGACCACGAAGAACGCCATCAATGAAGTATCGCTCGAACTCAACGGATACGAGAAGGCGACCGTAGAACATTACTTCCCAATCAGCACGAACAAGAACTTCCTTCAGAGCAGTTATGACGGACTGGTTAAGGACGGCACTCTCGAAGGAATGGGAATGCTGAAGGAGAGGAAAGGCTCTGGCCTTCCAATCTATCTTGAAGATGTATCTCAGGTGGTCCTTCGTCAGAAGAACAATACGGCGCTTTACTATGGTCTTGCTGTTCCGATCCGTAACTTCACGAGATTCTATAACTACACCGGAGGCGAAAGACTTGAACGGAGCGTAAAGGCATCTGTCGGCAAGGCTTGGAATAAACCCGGTCTTAATTACATCGACAATGTCCTTAATGACCTCCAGTTTGGGCGGCAGACGCAGAGAAGCGTTACCGACACCATGAAGAGCATCTATGCCGGAACCACGCTGAATCTGAATCTTGGTGTTGCCATCAAGCAGTCTGCTTCCTATCCGTTTGCGGCTTCCGTGATCGGATGGGGGCCGCTGGCAAAAGCCGCAGGACACGTTGTCAGCAAGGCAGACCGTGAGTACATGGACAGCATTACCCCGTGGGGATACATGAGGCGGACCGGATTCTCCGGCACTGAGATGGGCGAAGTCGCAAAACAGCGGACCGGCATCGACAATAACCGCCTTATTCAGAGAACAAAGACCGCCCTTGACCTCATCAGGCGGGTCGATGTAAAGACCACAGAGGTCCTGTTCTTCGCCTGCGAGGAGTATGTGAAAGAAAAGTATCCGGACCTCAAAGTGCGGGGAGATGAGTATAACCGGAAGCTGGCAGAGGTCTACAACGAGACCTTGCAGAGGACTCAGCCGTCTTACGATGTCATGCAGAGGAATGAATTCCTGCGGTCGCAGAACGACATCGCAAAGATCTTCGGCGCTTTCAAGACTCAGACCTTCAACATGGGTGGCGAGGTGATCGATGCCTGGAGCCGGTGGAGGGCATACTCCGAATATGCCAAGACTGACAGCTCCTATAAAGAAGCAAAGCGGGAAGCTGCCAAAGCATTCGGCAACACTGCCGCGGCGACCATTGTCGCACAGGGAATGCTTGTGATCCTGTCGGCGGCGGCAAATGCCGTTCTCCATAAAATGAGGGATTACCGCGATGAGAAGGGCGAAATCACAGCCGAGAGTCTTGCGAAGAAGATCCTCAAAGATTTCGGTACTTCCTTCGCCGGTCTTACGATGGGCGGAAGCGAAGCACAGGACTTTGCTCTTGCATTGCTTGGCGATGGGAAGTGGTATGACATCGACTATCCGGGACTTACCCTTGTGAATGATTTCGCATCTGCCACAGTCGATTTCAGAAAGGCTGCAAGCAAAGCAGTCGAAACCGGGAACGAGCAGGATATGCAGAAGGCATCTGCGAAGATGGCAAAGCTCATCATGCAGATGTTCAAGCTGAAGGGCGTTCCGGCACAGAACCTCTACAACATCGTGAACGCGATCTATCTGTGGGGGACGGATTACAAGAACGGTCAGCTTGGATCGTTCGAAGCCGGACAGGGACTCTTCGGATTGCAGGACACTTCACCGAGCAAAGACCAGTACGCGAAGCAGGCGCTTGATGCCTATAAGAATGGCGACACCAAAAAGGGCGATCGCGCTCTGGAAAAAGCCGGTGAGAGCGCCATTAAGAAAGAGATTGGCGGCAGGCAGGAAGAGGCGGCGCAGTTCCTCAAGGGAAGCGGCTTCGGAGATACGGTCAACCGTAAGCTCTGGGAAGGTGCTGGATGGAAACTGAAAAACTACGATAAGAACATGAAGTAACACCCGGAAGGGGTACGCCGAATGAGGGCGTACTCCTTCTTTTTTTATTGCTATCTTCAAACCATCAAGACACGCCGGAGAGACGGCAGAGGAGATCTAATGATCCGACTTTTTAAGCGTTTCACGTTACACCTCCAGCAGTTTGCTGACGGAGCTGATGGGGACACGGGCGATACTTCTCAGGTCGCCGCTGAGACTACGGGCGAGGCAACAGAGCAGGCCGCCGCTGCAGAACCGGAGACGAAAGCTACTTTTGAGGAGCTGATCAAAGGGGAATACAAGGAAGACTACGACCGCGCCGTGCAAAAGATCGTGAGGAGCAGATTCGCAAAGGCGAAAGCCAATGAGGAGAAACTCGCGAAACTTGGACCGGTCCTCCAGGCGTTGGCTTCCAAATACGGAACTGAAGCTGATGATATCGACAGCATCGCGAAATACGTTGGGGAAGACGATGAGCTTTACGAAGAGGCGGCATACAAAGCCGGACTCACCGTTGACCAGTATAAGCGGATCTCCGTTATCGAAGCTGAGAACCAGCGGCTCAAAGCAGAGCAGGAAGCCGCAGAGACCCGCCGGGCGCAGAACGAATGGTTTCGCGCAAGGCAGGCAGAAGCGGACCAGTTGAAGTCCGAATTTCCGGACTTCGACCTCGATGCAATGATGCAGAATGAGAGCTTCGTCAGGCTCATTCATCCGCAGAACCCCTACGCAGTCGGCATCAGGGAGGCGTACCTCGCTCTCAAGGCAGACGAGATCCTTCCTAATGCGATGGAACACACCGCACGGACGGTGGCAAAGAAGACCGCGCAGACCATTGCCCAGCGTGGCAGCCGACCGGCAGAGGGCGGCATGTCAGGGCAGGCATCCTCGAAAGCACACGCAGATGTCTCCAAGTTAACGGATTCAGAGATCGCTGACTATGTGAAGAGAGCCTCCAGAGGTGAACACATCGTCTTCTGATCTCCACCTAAAGGAGACAACAAATGAATAGAAACAGAAAGTATTTTCTTAACCTTCAGCAGTTTGGTGATGTAATGAACGCAACCACTTCCGCCACCACCGGAAACAACCTGTCTCCGGAGATGAAGACCTTTTACGACAAGAACCTGATCCGGCTTGCGGAGCCGTACCTTGTCCACGACAGATTTGGTCAGGAGAAGCCGATCCCGCGCGGCAACGGCAAGACCATCGAATTCAGAAGATTTTCCAAGCTGCCGAAGGCGCTTACCCCGCTTACTGAGGGCGTTGCCCCGGATGGTCAGGCACTGAATGTCACCGCCATCACGGCGACCGTGCAGCAGTACGGCGGATATGTCAAAGTCACCGACCTCCTCCAGCTCACCGCGATCGATCCGATCATCATTGAGGCGACCGAGCTGATCGCACAGCAGGCAGGCAGAACGCTCGACACCATCGTCCGCGAGGTCCTTAACGGCGGCTCTCAGGTGCAGTACGCAGAAGGTCAGGTCACTTCCAGAGCGGCTCTTACCGCTTCTCATCTGCTTACCGTCAAGGCTGTCCGCATGGCGGTCCGCACTCTGAAGGGACAGGATGCTCCGATGATTGACGGCTCCTATATCGGCATCATTCATCCGGACATCGCTTTCGACCTGATGAGCGATCCGAAGTGGGAAGACTGGCAGAAGTACACCTCCCCGGAGCATATGTACAATAACGAGATCGGCAGAATCGCCGGTGTTCGTTTTGTTGAGTCCACCGAAGCGAAGATCTTCGAGGGCGCGGGTGCTTCCGGCATCGATGTCTATTCCACCCTGATCTTTGGTCAGAACGCTTACGGACGGACCTCCATCCAGGGCGGCGGACTTGAGACCATCATCAAGAGCAAGGAGCAGGCGGGTGGTCCGCTTAACCAGTACTCTACGATTGGCTGGAAGGCTACCAAGACGGCTGAGAGACTGATCGAGGAGTATATGGTCCGTATCGAGACCGGCTCCACGAAGTAATCTGCGGGGCGCTTAAAGCGCCCCATTAAGGAGACTAAATGGCAATCAAGAAGCAGAGTAACAAAGGCCTTTCCGGTAACAAGAAGACGATCCGACTTTTCTATGACGGTGATAAATACAAGGATCCCGTTTTTGTCGGCATCAACGGCATGACCTGGCTCGTCCAGCGAGGCGTGGATGTCGAAGTCCCGGAAGAGGTCTATGAGGTCCTTGTCCATCAGCAGGAACAGGATCAGAAGACCTCAAACCTTATCGCAGAGCTTTCTAAGGAAGCGAAAGAGATTGAGGCCTAACGAGGCAGCAATCATGGAAACCTTATCTCAGATCATCAACGAGGCATTGCAGAACGACATAATCCAGATGGTGATTCTGGCAGTTTGCATGGACACTACTTTTGGTCTTCTGAGAGCGCTGAAGCAGCACAAGCTGAATTCATCCTTTGGGATTGACGGCGCGGTCAGGAAGGTCTCCATGCTGGCAAGCATATCGTTCCTGCTTGTTCTCGACTCTATCGCTGAGATCAACCTTATTGGCTTCCTTCCGGAAGAGGTCCGTAACTTTCTTGGAAGCCAGATCGGCAGCGCGGAGTTTTTCGGAATCATCTATCTTGGCTTTGAGTCAGTGAGCATCCTTAAAAACATGGCGCTCTGCGGTCTCCCCGTGAGAGGAGTATGGCAGAAGGTTCGGGAATTCTTGGGACGGTACACTGACGAGCTGCCGGATAACGACTGAGGCGCTTATGACATATTCAAGCATTCAGACCGCCATAGATGCCCTTATCGACTATGCCAAGACCCAAGAGGGATACCTCGAAAAGGAATCGAACAGCAACCTCCAGAGCAAGACGGCAAACGCAGGCGACAAGAACTGGACGAAGTATGGTCAGTACTTCTGCATGAATCCCGCCCAGTGGTGCGACTTGTTCGTGGATTACTGCATGGCTCTTACCTTTGGCAAGGAGACTGCAAAGCAGATGCTTGGCGGCTTCTCCGCCTACACACCCACTTCCGCTTCCTATTATAAGAAGATGGGCAGATGGCATCAGGAACCGAAGCGAGGCGACCAGATCTTCTTTCATAACTCCGAACGCATCTGCCATACCGGCATCGTGACGGGCGCGGACGATATGTATGTATATACTATCGAAGGAAATACCGGCGGAGGATCTGAGGTGATTCCCAACGGCGGCGCGGTCGTACAGAAGAAGTACCTTCTCAGTAACTCCCGGATCTCCGGCTATGGCAGACCAAAGTGGGAGCTGGCGGTGACATCCAAAGGCTATGCAAAGGGATGGCATCTCGATGACAAGGGATGGTGGTATGCCGATACCGCAGACAGCTACTATCAGAATTCCTGGAAGAAGATCAACGGGTGCTGGTACTACTTTGATGAGAATGGATATGCCCTTACGGGACACCATAAGATCGATGACAAGGACTGGTACTTCTGCGCCGACAAGGGACATCCGAAAGAGTGCGCTTTAATGGTCACTGACGAGGAAGGCGCTCTCCACATCTGGGAGGTCTGATGTGGGTTAAATTCCAAAACAATCCCGCCGGTCGCAATGTAGGCGACTGCGCGGTCCGAGCAATTTCCAAGGCACTCTCCGTAGACTGGGAGACGGCATATGCGATGCTTGTAGCTTATGGCTATATGCTTTCCGATATGCCGTCTTCCGATGCGGTTTCCGGTGCCGTTCTCAGAAAGCATGGCTTTGTGCGGGAAGCGCTTCCTGACACTTGTCCTGAGGATAATGCCTCCGCTCACGGACTGATTGCGAGGACTGTCTTTGCGAAGCCGGATGCTGATGAGACCTTGAAGGTCATGACCGGCGGCATCATCGACATGGAAGAGATCGTTGCTGGGTATGGGCAGGAGTTAAGCTCTGCGGCTATCAATGCGCTCTGCGGCATCCACTTCTTTAAGAATGGCGCATGCATTCCTTCCGGCGGCAGCGGCGGTGGCGGCGTTACCCCGGAAATCATGGCGCAGATCGAGAACGCACAGTGGAAGACGGAAGGCGAGGTTACGTTGTTTGATGAGAGCGTGACAACGGTTGCGGGGGATCGTGGCAACACAGCAACACTTTCCTATGCAGAGCCGATTACCACCGACACGCTGAAAGTAACCTTTAACGGTGTGAAATATACTTGCCCTAAGATTTCAGCGGGTATCTCCGTTGCTTATGGCGGTGTTACTCAAACTGGACCGGATTTCACGGAGTTCCCGTTTGCAATTATTAGTAACAGCGAAGGTAACATGATCTACACTGAGACTGCGGGAACATATACCATCTCCGCTGTGGACGAAGGCACAATTTACACCGATGAATTTGAAAAAGCGGTCAAATCGTTTACAGGGGCGGTTGAAATCACAGGAAGCGATGCGCCCAACAAGGCTGATATTGCTATCGTTACTCTTCCTGCTAATATGAGTGCGGAGGTACAAAGGTGCATTATATCAGCAAGCGGTAGTACATTTGATACAGAAACTTCAACGCTCTTTGGAAACACATATATCTTCTACAAAGGGGATACAAAAGGGTATGTTGATAATTCACAGGCATTTGTGTCTGGTGTTTTAAGTTTGTATTTTAGAGACAGGTCGAATGCATGGGCTATTAGCAGTAGGGGTTGGGTCGATTTTGCGACTTCCGACCAAGTGCATATACTCAATCACGTTGAGTACTACCCAATTGCCGAGAGCCAAATTAAGTTCTACCGCATTGGTCTTCCTACCGTTTAACCCCCGGTGACCCCTATGCTTACATTCATCTCCTCGCACTGGCTTGAATGGCTTTTCACAGCCATTCTTGCCGTGCTGTCCTCAGCCTGCGGCTGTTTCTTCTATATAATATAAGGAGACCACAAATGATTTCGATAAAGAATCGCAAGATGCTGATTCCGAATGAGGAGCGATATATCGGCACGACCTTTGACGACAACTCCGAAGTCCGCACCTTTAAAATCAGCCGATACACGCAGACGGACATCGACCTGTCCGCATTTACTGCAAAGGCTGATATCTTCCATTGCGACACTGAGACAACGGACCGGGCAGACCTTGAGATGGAAGTTCAGGCGAAGTACATCCTTCTGCACCTTTACATTACGGCAGGAATGGTAGCTACTCCGGGAACGCGCCTCATTGATCTGAAGCTCTTTAATGATGATGGTGAAGTGAAGTGGTCCTCATACAAGGGAGCGTTCTATGTCGAGGACCCGTTTGTCACTCCGAGCGCAACGAAGGAGAACCTTTCCGAGCTGGAGCAGTTAGAAGCACGGATTAATCGTGCTATCGAGAAAGCCTACGACAGGGCGGCGGAAGTCGTTGGGGATTGGCTTGATGAGAACATCAATGAAATTGAGGGGTATGTAATTGATAAATCCCTGACCGTTGAAAATGCGGCGGCAGATGCCAAAACAGTTGGCGATGAATTATATAATATGAAAGCTGCATTAAAATCCACGCCCTTTATTGCAGAAAGAATTTTTAGAATTGTGGCTGAAAAAGACGAAACGGGAACATCATCGAGCGCGTCGCAATGCATGGCAATCGTTGGAGATAGGATTATCCTCGCTGGGCGGACGCGCTCAGATGACTCCACGCAGAGCATCCAAGAGTACGACATGAGCGGGAATCTCATCAGGGCGGTGGCATACGCAAGCGCAGATCTTGGGCATTTCAACGACATCACATATGACGCTGACCGAGGACTACTATATGCGGCAGGTACTGGCACCACGATTGTCGTGATTCGATACTCAGATCTGACGATTCAGGAAACGCATACGGTGACCGGGCTGAACGGGATTTCATCCCTGACATATGATGCTGGTATTTTATACGGAGGGGCGGGGACCTATACCGGGATCATTGACATGTCCACATGGCAGATCACGCCGAAACTTAACTATAGCCCTACACAAGAAAATCAGAACATCGAGGTCATCAGGCAGACGATAGCCGCGCACAATGGGCATCTTTACATCGTCTATAATCGGACCAATCAGCTTTTAAAAATCAATCTTTCAACGTGGACCGTGGAGAGGTCGATAATCATCGGGAAGGGAAACGGGACCTATCCATACGGAGAGGTGGAAGGGTTGGCGTTCCGTGGCGACCGCTTGTATTTTTGCAGTGCCGTGTGGTTCAACGGGCATACTGGCGGCACATATGAAGGAAGCATTTCACAGGTATTTAAGTCAAATATCGGCGGTCCGCTTGTGGTACATAGTGATGTAGGACAGGCATCAGGTGGGTATACAAGAATGGTTAACGTCAACGCTTCTGGCGCGGATTCGACAGCACTTAATCCTGACGGGTCTGCCGAGAAGCCATTTAAAACGCTGATTGAGGCATGTGCTTATCTCAATTACCAAGCGTATGTGAATCCTGAGATGGTGTGGCGAATGACGATTTTTGCCGGAGACTCACATGATTACTCCAACGATTTATTGTGGCTTTCGGGGGTAACAGTATACATTTACGGACGTGCTGGGCTTAACCTCAAACAGATGACTTTGAGCAATTGCACTGCCTTCCTCAGATATGTGACATCGACTGAGTGGATCATCTCCCGGTACTCTATCGTACAGATGCGGCAGGTGACGACAGCCGAACTGAAAGCAGAGTATTCGGTCGTCTATGTTGGTTCAAGCAATGTCATCGACAAATATACGCTTGAAGGCACAACCTTTTTCCCGTATGCCTTTGATGACATCGAAAAAGCCGAGCGCACTGCATCTCCCGTGATGCAATACCCGTATAAGAGCGGAAGCCTTACAAGTGAATACCTGTCACAGGCTATGACTTTGGATCGCTTTGGGAGAACGGCGGTTATGAGCTATCAGAATACTTTCACAATTCCAACAAATGGGCTCACGACCATAGGCACACTGCCAGACGCTTTCAAGCCCGTCCGCGATTATGTGTATGATTTGATTGACCGTCCGCAGGGTGCCGAACTGAGCAGGGTGCGCGTATATCTTAAAACAACGGGAGAAGTGCAATTTCATAACTACAGCACAGACAGAACGCAATTCACTAATATGAGATTGCATCTGACTTATATCACGCAATAACCAAAGAGGTGACATCATGGCATTAACGATTGCTGGTACTACTTTAATGACAAGGGGTATGCCGTGAAGGGAGCGCAGCAGATCGGAGAAGAGAAATTTTTCTTCAATGATATTCCCGGACATCCGAAGGAGTGCGCTTTGATGATTACCAATGAGCGTGGCGCTCTTGAGGTATGGACAGTCCGTGGATAATTTGTGGATAAATTTCCGCTCAAAATACCTTTAAATGATGCTATCAGCGTTGCAAGCATGACGCATACATAACAAGAAAAAACCACGCATTTTCAAGGGCTTTCAGCACTTTCCTTGAATCTGCGTGGCTTTTTCGTTTCGTGGAGATGACGGGAGTCGAACCCGTCTTAAAAACGGCTATAAACCGCATAAATGCGTGGTTTTCAAAATCTTGTGGATAATTTGTGGATAAATTTTGTTGACTAATCCTTGACTAAACCTTGACTTCCTTGACTAAAAATATCACCCATGTGGTCCACCGTGATGCGGTCGATCTCCTTCTGCTTGTCCTCTTGGGCATGGATATAGATGCTCCGGAGGATCGGAGAGCCTTTGGACCATCCTCCAGCTCTCTCGACATAGGGGATGGGGACCGACAGGGCGATGGCAGCGGAAGCATAGTAGTGGCGGAGCTTGTGCGCGGAGAAATGCGGGATGCCGAGCTTCGCCTGGACCTCACCAAGCGCCTGCGAGATCCGACCAGGATAACCTCTGTAGACATAGCCTCGCTCCCTTATCAGATCCGCAACGTACTGCGGGATCTCGATGTCTCTTGTGGATGCCGGAGTTTTCCCGTGGTCTTTGATCACCCAGCGTTTGTCCTTGTCCTGCACAAGGGCCTTGTGGATGTGGAGCGTGGTCCCGTCAAGGTCCTCTGCCGTCAGAGCGCATACTTCCGACCGCCTCAGTCCCATCGCGCAGAGCATGACGGGGATCTCGTATTCTGAGCCTCTGAGCGCCTCCACAACGGCTTTTACTTCCTCGTCTGACGGAATATAAGGCTCGCGTTTCTGACGGGCAGGAAGCCTCACAGAGAAGCTCTCGTCAGGTCTGTATACCGACAGGACCGCCGAGATGAAACCGTGAAGATTCGTCACGGTTTTGGCGGACCGCTTCGTGATGCGCTGCCGTGCCGCTTCATCCTTTCCGGAGGCATAGTCCGATATGACCGCCTGGACATCGACCTTCGTGATAATCCTCACGGAGAGCCGCGAGAATGCCCCGTAATGGCTTTCGATGTACCTCGATAGCCTGACATACTCCTTAATGGTAGACTGGCTTAAAACGCCTTCTACGCTCTCGATATACCGGCTGGCGGCTTTCGCGAAGGTGATGTCCTCGACAGCGCCGTCCGGGACATGGCTTGCGATATAGTCTTCGATCATTCGCTCCGCCTGCCGCGCCGAAGGCTTTTTATCCACGATGAGGCTATAATATCTGCCTTTTAACATCTTTCGGACGCGAAAGCGACCGCTCTTTAATTTTTCAATAGTCGCCATTATAATATACCTTGAACTCAGAGAACCCATTACCTTCCTGTGTTGACTGATTCACTTTTCCTCCTTTCTTAGTTCCCCGCCGGATCGCCACCGGCGGGGCATTAATTAACCCCCTGTTCCTGTTCATGCAGAAGAAATTTTCCTTTGCATGAGCAGGATTTTTTGTTTTCTTCGGTGAACAAGTATGATTCGGTTATCTTGTCTATGAAAACATAAAAACCATCGGTGTCCTCAATCCATCCAACTCTTGGACTCACTCCATAATCTCCAAAAAGAGTTACGCTGATTATCCAAAAGACTTCAAGCTGTTTACGCATCTCTTCCGGCATACCGCTTTGGGGCGATAATGGAGATTGTATATACCCTCTATTTACTGGAAGAAACTTCCATTTTTGTATTTCTCCCGCCAAACCGTTATACCAAGTGACTGAATCCAGAGCATCCAAAATATCATCAATATCTATCTTTTTGTCTTGCATTGCCATAAGATCACACCTCTTTCCACACTTTCCGCCTTGACCAACTCGAACAAATGTTCTATTATAATTGCAGAGTTGCAAGGAGGGATGCATTTTGATGGATAACAGGGAAGCTCTCTGCGAGTTGCTCGACCGCTGCACGGATCGGCAAATATATCTTATCTACAGATTCGTGCTGGCACTGTTAAGAGGCTGAGAAAAATCTCAGCCTCTTTTCTTTTCCTCTTCAAAGAGCATCTTTGCCTTTTCTTCCAGTAACTTCCACTGCTCATCCGTCAGGGACATCATCATCCTGGCGAATCTCTTCTGAAAAGAATCCTCACTTCCGGACAGGACTCTCCCCGCCCATTCCGCGAACTGGACTTCGGCATCGACTTCCTTGAACATCTCACCTTCACCGGTCCGCAGCCATGTCTCGTCCACATTGAACTCGCGGCAGATCGCTGAGACTATGGCATCGATCGGCTTCCTTATTCCATTTTCATAACCGGCGATGGTTGCTTGCTTCACGCCGATCTTCTCACCGAATTCAGCTTGGCTCAGTTTTAACTGCGCTCTGAGCTGTTTGATCCTTGCGTTCATCTAAATGCCCTCCTTGTAATTCAAATCTTATCACATAAATTATTGCGATGCAATAAAAAGTGCTTGCATTTATAATCGCAACGTGATAGTATGATATTGCAACGTGATTGAGACAGAAAGGAGGGCAAATGACCGACACAGCGAGAAACTGCATCGAGACTTTGGAAGCACTGCTTCCGCGAATGTCTCCAGAAACCAGAGCGCATCTGCTTGGTTACGGCG